CTGAATTCTTTACCGGGTTGAAGACAAATTATAAGCTCCCGAGCGAAGATCTAATTAAGAGCACATTCGAGCTTTGGGAAGATAGCACAGGAGATTTAAGAACCCTGCTCGGGTTGGCCTTGCATTTTGGTATGCGACGAAATGAAATATTTCATGCTCGGAAGCCGTGGTTTCAAATGGATGGGGAGAAGGCTAGAATTAATATTACATCGGACTTAAGTTTTAGGCCGAAAGGTGGGCATGAAGGATTTACTCTCGGGAGCAAAACCGTGGCGGCTAACATTTTAAATAAAGCGTCGGACGATGGTTATTTAATTGAAGAACGAGCCGATAGCGGTCGTCCATTATTTGATGCTGCCCTTGATAAATTACGAGCTATTGGCTGGGATCGAGCCAGCCCATTGCATGAACTTAGAAAGTTATTCGGTTCCTACATAGCGAGTACCGAAAGTATTTATATCGCTCAGAAATTTCTCAGGCATGCCGATGCGAGCACAACAAATGACTCTTATTCCGATGCGATTATTGAGGGGGATATAAAAAATCTATGGGTAGCCTAGAAGCTTTTCCCATATAAATGACCGACCGCCATTTCTCGCATTGCCCACGGGTAATCGTGATGGGTAGCGACTAGCATCTGGATTTTAAAAGACCGTCCGCGAAGATTCGTGAACACTTTCATGTGTTCTTTAATCATTCCTTTGTACTGGCCTTTCACTAACCCCTCATCATTTTTGACATAGAGCCATAAATGCCCGCATGAATTTTTATGGAATCGTAAATCTACGCGGTAGACCTGTTTTTCGGAATGCTCGTCCCCGAGGTGCATCCAATTTGTTTCAGAATTCGCAAGATAAGAATCTCTAAAAAATAATGGCTCTTCTACTATACCCCCGCCTATTACCGAGTCTTCAAATGGAGCCGACAAGAAACGGTTACGGAAGCAGAACCCCTTTGCGCTCTCAGATGCCACAACACCCTTCACGGTTGAACCGTCAAACGGCACTAAAATATCAGTAAACGGGTCTGTAAAAGTTGGGAAATTAGGATTATTAAAGTCTAGAAGATCGGTCTTTTTGACCTCCTTATCTTCGGTCACGCAATACATTTCAGCCGAGTTATCCTTGGTCGCTATAGCCGTCACATCTTCATGCACAAACGGGCCTGAGATTGCCGATGTCCGCTCGTCAAATACCCAACCTTTATACTTTGATGCTATACTAGTGCCGCTGTAAGGCGGTCGGCCAAGGTGGAGTTGAGATACTAAATTTTCAGGAACACTCGGAGCATCAGGCGTAACGGGCGCGTCAGGCGTGAGATTAGAATTTAAATTTTCTGGAGCTCCGGGAGCGTCAGGCGTGAGATTAGAATTTAAATTTTCTGGAGCTCCGGGAGCGTCAGGCGATGACGTACACGGATTTTGGTTATTGACCGAATTATTTATTTGAACATCGGTAATGTCGTTATTATATTCCTGAGATGGGCACAGTTCCTGGCCGGTCGATGGAAAAGAGCCGAGCTCCGTGATGTTCGACCAAACCGATGAATAGAATTTTCGAATTGGTGCGTTTAAAGAAATCTCCGCCGAAACATTAGCCCCAATATTTTGATCAGTCGGGTAGATTTCTTTTAGATGTTCAACGACGGGGTTGAATATGGATAGCGCGTGAAAAGGCCGATTGTTTGGCATGCCCCAACCCAAAAATTCCTTTAAGACCGTGAAACTGCCCGGAAAAAACGGCTCGTTGTCAAAACTGTGAGATGCAGACAAGCCTTGATTTAGCGGAAGAACGACACGAGGCGTCGATACCTGATATTCTAGTATTTTTGGAAGCTGGGCGGGCGTTAAGAAGAACGAAATGTCGGTTGGCGTAGTCGATGTACCCTCTGTAAACACAGAGGCCGTTTCGAATTCATAATTTAAAAAACTGTCGAATCGCGAGGTCGTTAAAAGATCATCCCTGCGGACTTGAAAGCCGTGTAAATATCTCGTGACCCCATTTGGATCCTGGATTGTTTTTGGGACAACACCTCCTTGGAAAAAGGCAAAGCCCCCACCAGGTTCGGCGATGTGGGTAAACTGGGTAGACGAATTAGCCACTCTAACGCGGTATGCGTCGGTGAAGGTCGTGAATGATTCTGTCGAAGGTGCTCCGTTGCTATCCGTAATCATCGCATGGCTCGGATCGCTCGAATAAATCCCCGTATATATGTAGTACCCCGTAACCATGGGGTGGGTCACCTGACCCGCCTGATTAAGTGTGCCGGGGGTTCTTTGGCTAAATACCCACTCAGCATCCCGACTACCGGACCCCTTGAGGGTTAAGTATTGGTTATGCTTAGTTTCTAAGCAAGTCGCAGGGTCAAAAGTAGTTAGTCTGTAATAACCTCGATTCGGGTCCTCCACATACCAACCCCCAGCAATGGCTGGGTTGGCTGAGGTTACCTCAACATATGGACACCCAGAAGCCATAACTCAGATGAGTGTGCGAGGTTCCTAAAGCGTTTGCGTCGTAGGAGTTGCCCCAGCGCTTTCTCCGCCAGTATTTAATGCGGTTACTGTGTAGCTGTAAGCTCCAGCTCCGCTAGAAAGAGTGGAGTCAGCGTAAGTAAGAGTAGAAGAAGATACGGTTGTAAGCAACGTACCCGCTTTAATGGCCGATTCAGAAGTCGAAGTTCCCGCCAATCGGTATACTTTATAATTCGCCACCGGTCCTCCGCTGTTAGGGATTTGCCATGTTAATGTTACAGTTGCCATGTTTTTATTTTGTTAGGGTTTAAGTATTTTTTCAATCGGTTGTGCTTTGAAGTTTAGAACCGCATGAACAGTCAGTACAGAAGCTCTTAGTTATTTGTTCAACCTCTGGGGCAGACATTTCAGAAGAAAAGGCACTCCAAGCATTTAATGGAAGCGTATCCGATTCAGAATAATCTACCGTGTAACCAAGGTCCGCCAGTAGTCCAATAGAGACTTTAGAGATGTAAACGGGAGAACCTAGAGTGTAAAAAGGGGTCATTAACTCATGTCTGAACATTGGCTGGGACGCCGCACCTCCAGGGTAAAAGACCCCGCGGTAAGAAGTTGTAGCGCTCCCACCATACCATAAATGGCTGCCGTGACAAAATGGGGATGCTGTACTACTAGTTCCACTGCTTTGTTGGACAGGTATAGCCCAGTGAGCGGCATCGTTAGCCCCCAGACCGGAAGTTCCGGCCTGAACCCGGTACTGGTCAAGAGCGTGTACTCCCACGTACTGGGAAGTGTTGTTAAAGTTATCACCTTGGAATGTAGTACAGTCAACCAGATCATACCGGTTACCGTGTATGTTATTTAGCACATTTAAATTCCAAAACCCTCCTACTCCTAAGATATGGCAAAGCTCATGTAAAGCTAGTGCGTAATGCCCGGATACTCCGGTTACTCCGTTATGATTTGGTAGTGCGGGTTGATCAAGCGAACTGGCATCCGCCGAATCGACCCGAATTTCACCGTGAGTTACCTTAGCATAAGTATTACCGTCCGGCGCGGTCATACCATTGGGTACATAAAGAGTAGGGCTAGCACTTGCCCAGGTTCCACCAGCTCCATCTAAAGTCATCTGCGTGATGGTTACATCAATGTCGATGTCGTTTAAAACTACTCTCTTAATCCTTTCCGCCGCTCTAGTGTACATAGATTTACGGTTGTCGTGGATTGGGTCCGCCCACTCAGCAGGGAATGTAAAGTTTATACTGAGTCCCGCAATTTCCGAATCTAAACTCCGAGGAGCTCCGGGAGCATTTGGTATTACTGAAGAGTTTAAACTCCGAGGAGCTCCGGGAGCATTTGGTATTACTGAAGAAGTTAAACTCCTAGGAGCTCCGGGAGCATTTGGTATTACTGAAGAAGTTAAACTCCTAGGGGCTCCGGGAGCACTAGGTATTAATGAAGAGTTTAAATTCCGAGGAGCTCCGGGAGCAAAAATAACAGAAGAATTTAAATCCAGAGGAGTTCCTGGAGCAAAAATAACGGCCGAGCTTAAATTTCGTGGAGCTCCAGGAGCCGAGATATCGGGTATTAAGACTGAGCTTAAATTTCGCGGAGCTCCAGGTTGATCGAGAGACACAAAAGACTGTAGTGAGTTAGGAGCCCCAGGAGCATCGTGAAATATCACACCCGTTAAGTTTCTAGGAGAGCTCGGAGCATCAGGTACAGTTAATGCAGACAACAAACCTTGAGGAACTCCCGGCGAGTCAGGAATAGCGGAGCTTTGTAAATTTAACGGGACGTCAGGAGTCGTGTTTGACTGAGACTGTTCATACTCATCGGAACGGGTGTATACCCAATACATGCCGGATTGCGGATCGTATGTTGCGAATGCATCTGATAAGTCGACTGGGTGCTCCCGCTCCCATTGACCTTTGGCCTTCCAATTTGCCTGTGCTGCATCGGCATAACCTCTAAAGTCCTCCGCCCCACGACTTGCGGCCTCATCCTTATAAATTTGACCATCGTGTCCCATCCAAAAATGCTGGCTTCCGCTCTCCCCAGATACTACCTGAGAATTAACAGCACCCGAAAAATTAGTAGCGGGAACTTGCTCAACACGGTACCCGGTTTCAGCCTGATCCGCTTTAGGTGAGTATAAAAGATGACATCCCTTATCTGTGTGGACTACTACCTGATCCCCGCGGGTCGAAAGAGCGGTAATTTTAGAAGCATTTGATGATAGTATGTCAACGGTACTTAGGACTCCCGGATTGTGGTTTGTAAGTTCAGTCGAATGTGGAGAGTCGCGATATGGATTGGTCAATCCCGCAGGCTCAGAAATATAAACAGTCAAAGGCTTATTCGGATTCCCGGAAGCAAAAATAGTTTTCTTCGGCCCTTGAACATAGAACTTGCAGCTTGGGAATCTAGACCATTCTTGATCGTACAACTCTTCATCAGGGAATACTGAAGCGACCGCAGTTGGTGGTCCTTTTCCGGTATAGGCTGCTTCCGCCGACCCGTCACCCATAGCGTAAAGCCTATTTCCGATGGGCGTAATACTGGCATCTTCCGCGCGATAAGGTGTAGGAGCAGCAACTGCATAGCTTGCACCAAGGCTTACAATTTCTGTATGCTCGGTAGAGAAAACAGCGATGTCATGAACTTCATCCGTCCGAGATACATAGACAATAGAATTTCCCTTTCCGTCGTCACTGGCATGCATGTGGTTTTGATCGGACTCAGAGAATAAATCTACATCTCCAATCTTTTTCCAGACCGGGCCCGAACGCAGTCCTCCCGGCCCGTGGGGGACGCAGCCTTCGACTACTCGCAAGCTGCCCCGATCGGCGTCATCGCGGTGCGTTTCGATGCCCGTGAAGGCTGGTATCCGGAAGAACCTCACTCTTTATTTGTATCCTTATTCTTGTACGGGAACAACCGATTGAGTTTTTGCTGCCGACGCTTGCATGGGGCGCATTGCTTAATACCCATCGCATTAGTAATTTTCTTAACGGTATCGCCTAAGCCTTTTGATTTTTCTTTATCGCTCATGAAAAACTTACAATTATAAACTGACCCGCGATACCCGCACTGACGGTTACATCTCCAATACTGTTAGGAGTATTCCCCGAAGTCCCTCCGGCTATATTCCAACCTCCCGAGCCTCCACTTCCACTGGCTGTCCAAAGCCCGGTATTAGCGTTTCCGCTTATGCTCATGGCCCCGCTGCTGTATGTGCAGCCCGTCTTAGTTAGAGTTTCAGTCTCTGCGATATTCTGAAATTGTGAGATCGTATTTGCGGGGTCTGAGGTGAAAGAGACCGTAACAGAGGATACACTAGATGACGGATTGCAAAGTTCGGGGGGTTCGTCACAACATTCTTTAATAGTTATAGTATCCCCCGCTTGTTCCCAATCCGACTCGGCTTCGACTAAATCTAAAGTTCCACATTCGTCAAACCGCAGTCTTTTAGTTTTATGATATCCTTTAATCGTATGAGTTTTTTCAGGAGCCACCCCAGTAGATTCGACCTCAGTCTTAGTGTCAGTGACAACTGTGACATAAGTCTCAGTTCGATCGCATTCATTAGTAGTCGAGGATCCTCCGCACGAATCCCAGGCAAAGAATTCTCGATAAGGCTCACCATCAGCTAACTGGCTTTGGGTTAATTCTAGTGCTGTATCGGGGTTTTCTAACTGTGTCCTAAAATCAATTTTTGCACACATCCCTATAAAACTGCATGCGGGAACATCGGGCGGAGTAGCATCGAGATTATCCGGATCTGGTTCGGGTTCAGGAGCGGTGTCGCACATTAAAAATAAAACATCACCTTGATTAACGGGCCTAAGATAATCGGAAGAATCTCGCTTTATCGCAGCCTCTTTAAATGCAATTCTAGCCTTTTCTATATTATCGATAGCCGCACAATCAGGATAGCTTTCGGTCTCTTCGGGTCTTATCCAATGAACCTGGAAATTATGTTTTCCGTGTTGTACATCCGTAAAACCCTCACCTTCATCTTCGACAGCTTCTCTAAGATCATCGATATCCTCATAACTCTGTTCGAGCTCAAGCTGAAGGGCTTCTAGTTTATCCTCCAGCTCTTTAACTCGATCCTGAAGCTCTTCATTATTATCCAACATAAGTAATTTGAACTTTCCAAATCTTTTGAAGTCCGTAATTAAATACAGGGCTTATTTTAGTTGATACGGCGTTAGAAACAAAAGTCTGAGTAGTCCCATTTGTATACGCACTCAGTTGAGTAGCAGTCCATGTGATTTGCCCGCCTATATGATTGATGGGCCGCCCTTGAAACATGGGTAAACCTGTAATGGGCATAACATCATCGCCACGCACATACCAAGGTTCGTAATCAAATTTAAGAATGTAAGGATCTTTCTCTCCCACTTTAATGTCACCGCCAGCTTGTCCCGGGAAGGATAGATGCTGAGTGGTGTTAATATTCCACACACCGTTTTTAATGAACTGGGTATACGAAGCAGTCCCGCCTTCGTAGAAACTGACAGTGAAATCAAGTTTTACTGAGGGCATTACGCCACCACCGAGAGCACCGCTACCGCCAGCGACTTTTGCTACCGAATCAGGAATTTCATCAGCAACAACAAAAAAGTTATAAGTTTTAGTTTTTACTAAATTACTAGCTCCTCCAGAGGAGCCACCGCCAGAAGAAAGTTTTAATCCACGGTGATCAAAATCGACAACGGTCATAGTTTTAGAACTACTCCCGCCTCTTTGACTGGTAGTTCCAAAAGTCCAATAAGGTTCACCATGAGTCACCCATTCAACATCCCAAACATCGATTCCAGGAGCAGCCATTTGAACACTCGCTTTTCCTCTTAACCAATTACCAAGACCCGTCTCAGCTACAGATACACCCTGCATATAAGTCGCAAAAGTTTGAGAGGTACCCGCTATAGAAACATGTGGGGTGTATGTTAACCCGTCAGCCGCAGCACTATTAAACGACATATTTCTCGTAGTGGGTTGACTATTAGTTACCGGTACCGGAGCATAATCCCAAGCGTCTTCGCTGGGGTTTTTTACAGCCGCATTACTAGGATGCTTCGCCCAGGCCGCAGCACTGTAACCGTGTACATCGTCCTGTCCCCTGAGAACTACAAATTTACGATTTAATTTAAACAGATCAGGTGTTTGCGTTACAGATTCACTAACCCAGCGTTCTCGAAGATCTACATAGCTCCTGTTTACATACGCCCGATCCATCGAACCTTGAGCGGGTTCAATACTTTGATTAACTAGTTTATAATCACTAAATTCTTCATCAGTCGTACCAACCGGAAGAAACAATGGGTTATTAGCGTCCTCGATACCGACTTTACTCGCCCTTGGACCTTGGGCCACATACCGGCGCACCAAAGTATTAAAACCAGCCTGACTGTCTCTAGTTACCTTGGGTCGACCGAGTAGTCGGATGGTAAGATCCTGAGCCATTACCAACCCCCTCGTTTAGTCAGTCTTAGTGAACCTTTATGCTTTTGAGGTGAGACCAGAGTCCTAAGTCTTTTTCTCGCTTCATCAGCCATGCGGGCAATGAATTCTTTGTTATCTCCATTGTACCTCGGATCAGCAAGAAGTTTGCCCTGAGCGATAGGATATAAAATATCCCAAACAAGATCAGAAGGGATGCGAGGTTCATCAGTATCAGCGGAAAGTTCAAGAGGTACTACATTTGCATATAGTTCAACAGTATAGGCTTTTTCCGGTATTGGATAGAGGTAGAACCGAGGAATAACCTTGGTGTCGGTTCCGTGGTTTCGATTATCGATATAGTACCACACCGGCCTACCCTTTTCGGGTTCATTATCTTTGAAATTTGGAAAATTAAGACCGCGACCAGAGGGAGCTCGAAAGTCCCAAGAGAAAAGCGATCGGGCTTTGATCTCAGCCTCTGGGCCGGTCATTGGAGAAAGAGGTCCCTCGCCAATAAGCTCAGGAATTTTGTCAACCGAGGTAATTTCATGCGATAGCTCCGCACCAGCCTGCTCTGCAATATAGTTAAGAGTAAACTTTTTTTCTGCCCACATTGGGCGCTTACCATCGATCGGAGTATAACACTCCCGATATGCTTGGTTCACATATATTCCAATTCTGTCCTGATCAACTTGCGGCAGATCCAACACGGAGTCTGCTCCGAGCATGCTCGAAAGCTGATCCTTCAGGGATAAGTATGTAATCGCAGCCATAAAGGCATATTATTCGCTACTAACCGCTTCAGCTACCGGTTGGCTTTTAGCCTTAGTCTTCGGTTTGGATGCGGGTCTTGATTTTGAGCCTGCGGAAGGCTTTACCTCAGCCTCAGCCTTGGGTGCATCTAAGTAAACGGAGAAGTACATGGTGCGGTAGATTCTACCCTGCGTTCTGAATATATCATCTACTTCTTTTTGATTTTTTGGTTCGTATGCAAAATGCCTGATTTCCGAATCCCACAAGAAATTATATCTCATTTGAGACATGCCTTTAAGTCGAATATTAGGCGTTGCGCCCATTTGATTACTTTTTCCAATTATTATTATTTTCATGATGTAAAAAAGCCTCTCCCCGAATACTCAGGGAGAGGCTAGGAGGGTTAATGGGAGGGGAAATTCCGAACCATTAGGTTTAAGCTTACGCTTGGGTCAAAGATAGACCGGGAACTTGACGAACAACTTCAACAAGTTGAACCGCAGGGATTCTGCCACGAGTATCTTTGCGTGCGCCCATTCCGTATACGGATTGAACACCAACAGCAGACAAGTGAGCTTCGTTACCACTGTTCGCGAAATCGTCGTAATGGAAGATTTGCTCACCGTAGATTTTTCCTTTTGCGTAGTACATTGCGTCTTTACCCATTGCCAATGCATATCCGATAGGGGTACCGAGTTCATTCGCTTGAACAAACATAGCACCTTGGGAGAATGCATCACCAACTTTGGTTCCAGCAGTGATTTTAGCAGCTTCGTTAGGATCACGGGTTAAGGTGATTGAACCGAAGTCAGCAGCTACATCAGCTTGATCGTAAGTGTACAACGCTTTAGTTCCGTCGGTATCTATTCCGAGGATGTAATAGGTTCCGTTATCGTTAGATCCTAAGGAATCTCCACCACCACCTGGAAGGCGGATGAAAGCTCCACGGAAGTTAGCAGCATAGTCACCGTCAGTTCCACCCATAGCTCCAGCAGCAGTTGCGTCAGCAATAGCATTGAATGCATAGAAGGTAGGAAGCAAAGGAGAACCTTGGCGTCCACGAGCGGTGTCGATAAGAACGTTATGATTCGCGATGATGTTGTTATCCCACTTAGCGTATGAACCGGAATATAGCTTATTGTTATCACTTCTAGCGTCCGCTTGAGTAATAGCTTCTAAGTAGTCAGGGTCAGAACGGAGAGGACGTAAGCATGCGTCTGGTGCGAAGAACAAGTAACCAGGAATTTCTTGGTTGATGTCTCCACCAGTGCTCATAGGCTCTGCGCCGTTAGCAATAAGTGCTTGCTTAGCTTCTTGAATGATGTCGGTACTTAATCCGTCAACATACTTAAGAGCGTTATTTGCTCCGGTTCCGTAAGAAGATATGAAGTTTGATCCAACAGCGTTATTAAGACAGATTTGACGTAATGCGAACTGGATTTGGTCCTGCTCGGTACGGCTCATCCATTCGGACATGACTTCAGCTGAAAGCTGGTCAATTGTCTTACCGGTGAATCTCATGAGCTTAAGAACTTGTGTCCAAGAAACTGCATGACGAACAAGGTCAAC